AGTAGTTTGGTGTGAGGGCCGTGTCAAAACTACTTGCCCCACCTACCGGGTTCCATCCCCACTGAATATCACGGGATCCACCAGTCAAATTACCAACTGAATTAACCCCTGCCGTGACAAACGTTGTATCTCGTCTTGGGTTGCGCAGTGCCTGCGGGTCATCTACAGGATACATTCCCAACTGAAGCTGCGGATGATCAGGATCCCAACATTCTTTGCACACGAGGATATTTACGCGCTTGGTTTTAACAACCAATGTACTCAAGTCCCGCAGCTTAAAACGAAACCCGCAGCGATCACAGATCGCAATTGCAATCTTGCCACTGGCGTACCGATTACCCATTACGCACTACCACCGATAAATGCTCGCCGGGGCACAAATCGCACTGCCGCTTTCTCCCTGTCCTCGCCCGCTGCGAGATTAAACTGCTCTTCGTACTGCATTTTGAGCATCTCAATCCGAGGCATCAGCTCGGGTACTTTAGTAGCAATATGGTACGCAAGGCCAGCGGTTAGCGCTGGGAGGAACCTAAAGTTCATGTCTCCCGTCTCAACGCCGTTACCTGCATCCTGCACTCGGCGCATCCGCCAGTAAACAAACTGATAAGTCTGGGAGTTATCAGGAGTCGGCCAAACGGTAATGGCAGGAAGATTTGGGTTGTAAACCGTAGCTCCGCTCGTGTGCGACGCTGCCGTGGTTCCGTTCTGCCCGCGCACCACGCCACCAAGACTATTGCCGCTTAACCACCCATAGTAAATATCTTCAGAGTCAATCCGAATGAACCCAGCGGATGGAAGACTTGTGGTCGAAGACAGCGTAATAGTAGTCGTAGTGGAGTTAATTGTTCCGTTCAACGTAGCGTTGGCAGGACTAACCTGCCCTGAAAGCCGCTGCACCCAAACCTGAATGGGTCGGCCCGGAGCAAGCTTATTGGGGATAGTAGCGTAGGTAGAAACACTAATACGTGTGATTGTGAGATCTGCCTGTGTAGATGCGGCGTTTTGCCCCGTACGAATTACGTGGTCAAGCAGATCAATCGTATCCAGCGGAAGGGCGTAAGTGTTCAACCCCGGCGTCAGGGTAAGAGTGCCCTGATCAATCGTCCACATGTTGATGCCACGGTTCTGCCACTCAATGGTCATCAAGTTCATAGAACGACGAGCGGTACGCAAATCGTAGCCCGTGCGCATCTCTCGCCCAGCGCGTTCCCACGCCTCTTCGGCAATTTCAGTGAACTCTAGGTTGAACGCGGTGGTGCCGGTGGTGGTCATCTGAATCCTGCCGTTTTCTTAGCTATGCCTTTTGGCTGGGCTACGAACTGCTTACCTTTGGCTTTACCCGCTCGCTTTGCTTTAGTTGTTGCTGCGTATTCTTGGGGAGAAAGAGCCTTAATCGCAGCCTCTGGCAGATACCGCTCGCCCGTCTTGGAGGACGGTTTACCAGACTTAGTACGCCATTTTTGCGCGGTCCAGTCTTTAAGCGACTGCTGAGGAGCTTTCATTTAGACGGGCTTTTTTTAATTCATAGGGGTACTTGACTTGGGCTTCATCCACAGAGCATAACGCCACATCTTGTTCATACTTCTTCTTTAAAAACGAAATTCCATCGTTTTCTACGTGTTTCCACAATACCCCATTTTTTAAATAAAACCAGCACTCACTAGTCACGATACGCGCCGCCCTTCTCTTTGTACTTCTTCGCAAGCAGTTGCGCTTTTCTCGCGCTCCACTGTCCTGCAGCAGTGCCTTGCGTAGCCTGCCCCTTGATGCGATTAAAAAGCGCCTTACGCATACCGGGTTTGGTGTAATTACCCGCTTCGTTCACCTTGGACTTTACTTCCCCGCCCTCGGCGTACTCATAAAAGGATGTATCGTCCCGCCGCTGTTTGCGCTTCGGCCCCGGCATCTTCTTGGGGGAAATGGCCCCCATCCCACGTGACGCCATCATATGTAACGTCCTTTGGTTTTACCGCGTTTGGCAACACCATCAGCTTTCTTTACAAACCCACCACGTTTGAAGCCGGAAGTAGTGCGGAGGATTGACGCATCATATATAGGCTCTGGGATCGGCATCTCGGGCTCATACATGGGCTGTATCACCTGCGGCTCAAACGTTTCCATCCCCCGCCTATATTGAACAGGTGCGTCAGAAGGCGGCAAAGATTTAGGCCCCACAGGCTGCGGACGAGCCGGAGTAGGAGCTGGAGGAACTGCCATATCCCTAATAATAGGAGCGGGCGCAGGCGCGGGGGCGGTCACCCGAGTATACGTATTCGGTAGAGGACGCCCTGTGCTGAGCATGCCGGGAGGCAACGTTGCATATCGCTCGCCCGAAGCCCGCGCAGGCACTTTACCTTGCGGCCCGTAAGGCGCTTGCCCCGGACCCGGCCTAGTCTTGGGCGGTGGCGGGGGCTTCTTTGAAGGCAGTACAGCTTTTTTCGTTGCCATGATAGACCTTAGAGAATCCTACCCTTGGTTTTACCACGTTGTGCACAACCATCCGCTCGCTTGGAAGCAGAACCTACAGAGCCGCCAGACGCGAATCCAAGACGCATCGAACGGGGTGCAGCTTCATCGTACGCTTTGTTCGTACGTGATTGCGTCTTGGATTCTTTAACGATTTCCTCCATCCGACGCGTTTGTTCGGGAGTAGGAGTCAGATCCTCTTCATCCGTCTTGACGATAGTCTCAGTCGGCGGGACCGTACGCTGGGGTTTAGGCTTTCTGATCTTGTCCATTTCAGCACGCCCCACCTTTCATCATTTTGACTTGCGTAGCTTTGGTTTTGCCTTTCTTGGCAACTCCATCAGCCGCACGGGTGTAGCCGCCAGCAGCGTAGGCTTTACCGCCTTTCTTCATGCCTTTGGCCTCGGCCATTTCATGCTTGATCATGGACTTTGGAGCGCCTTTTTTCTTCATGAAGGCCAGCTCTTTACCCACCATTGCCTTGGATTCTTTCATGTCACCACCCTCTTTAAATTTGCGGCCCGTATCGGCCTTGATGAAGTCTTTACCAACCTTTTGCGGAATACCTACACGCTTAGCCGCAGCAGGATCATTGGCGACCATCGCCATCAGATTGTGTTGGGCTTTTGTTTTGCTCGGCATCTTTGTCCTTTCCGAGGATACGCTGAACCGTATTAGTTTCCCAGATACGGATTCCAGTCCAAACAATCGTAAATATGGCAGCAATTGACGGCAACATGTCTACGAGCGTACCAACTACCGTGGCTATGGACAGGCCGTCTAAGACAAGTTTTCCTGTCTCGTGGGTTGCATCCTTGACCATTTAACAGTTCCATGCACGCAGGGATTTGTTAATCCGGCTGTTCGGATCTTTGGCCGTCTTGGCTGAAGTCAACTTCTTCTTCATCCCTTTCATCCGGGCGCAGAAGGAGTCGCGGCGTGAGCCGCCCTCCGGTTGAGGGGGCTTCAACCCCGGCTTGCCGGGATTGGCTTTGTTGTAGCTCGCGCGCCCTTTGGCATTCAAACCACCAGAGGGATTCTTGCCTTCGGCGCGCTGCCATGCTGGCGACTTAGCCATAGTAGATCGTCACACTGGCAATACTAGTCAACGCAACATACACGTTGGTGGTGAACAAAATCCCTTCCCCCGGAATCAGCGTATAAAACGAGTTCGGGTTAGAGTTTGCCGGGATGTCCACCTCTAGCATAGTCGTGCCGCCAGAGCCACCGTCTTTAATAAGCAGCGTACCAGCTTGGCTCGCAACGCCGCAAATTGAAAAGCCTTTTACACGAGTGCGATAACCTACTACCGTGGTTGAAGCGTTCGTATGTACTGACTTTACGTCGGTTTGCATACTCATAGCAAACCTCCATTAAGCGGCGGAGATAGCAGCCAGCGTATCGACTCGAAGCCAGTTAGTACCGTCGAAAAACGCGAGCACGGGGGAGCCCGCAGCGCCGTTGCTAAAGTAAGCAACAGATCCGGTCGTGGCAGTGGTGGGGGCGGTGGCTACGGTAAAAACACCAAGATTTACCGGGCCGGAGAATGAAGTCTGAGCCATGATAATTCCTCACATGCGAGTCGCGTAGTAGTCTGCATGTCGTCAGCCGGGTCTGTCTACTACGCTATGGGTTTCCCGGAATACTGCTGTTTTAGCACATACAAAATAAAAAAGAAAGGGGGCCGAAGCCCCCTCCCTGCTACAGCGCTTTAGCTCGCGCCCGGTGACCCGTAGGCCCCCAGCGGATCCGAAACACCGAAGCTGTAACGCTCACGAGCCTTGTACCGAGCATTGCCGGTATCAAAGTCCGCATCCATCGACGTTTGCATCGGCGTCCGCACAAAGTGCTTCAGACCGTTAGGCACATCCGTCAAAAGGAACCAAGCGTTGTTGTCGGTCAGATAGTGGTTGACCGTATAGCCTTCCGGAATCGAGTTCATCGATTTCAGAGCGTTGATGTCGTTATCCGCAGTCGAAACACGAAGCTCGGTCTCAAGCAGACGGGTTGCAACGAACATCAGCGCGGGCGGGACAACCAGCTTACGCGGCTTGGCAGCGATAAGCAGACCACGCTCATCCGTCCACCCAGCGATCTGAATAACAGCAGCCTCAAGCGAGGTTTCATTCAGGTCAGCCGCAGTAGCGGGACGATTGCTGTTGGTGCCACCGTTGACCAGAGGATGCGCAGTGCTGAACAGGGACACGCCGTCGCCGTAGGTGTAGCTACCGCTAAAGCCGTTGTTCAGAATTGCAGCGCCCTTGACCTGCTTGGTGTACGCCATAGCACGGGCCAGCGACTTGGTATACCGCGAGGACAGACTATCGTACAGGTTGTCTTCCATCGCCTCTTCGGTGATAGAAAAGCCCATCGCAATCGTCTCGTGGTTGTACCGAGCCGTCCAAGCTTCCTGAGCATTGTCATACGCGAGAGCAGAGCCCTCGTTTTTGACCGGAGCGGC